CCGCACGTTTACCCTGCTTATCAAACTCAATCCCTGATTTTACTACGTTGCCGTTTGATAAAACTTCTGATCTGGAGCTGTCTAAATGCTCCGACTCCAGCGCTTGCAGTTGCAGCGGAACGCTTAAATCTCCGCCTGGTTTGCTTATTCTGAATCTTACAAAACATTCCCCACCTTCTAAGACCGATGTGCATATTAAAGCCTGTAATCCATAAAAATCTGTAACACCATAAAAGTCCGCTTCATCTTTCCACTCATGCCATAAGTCCTGTACCTCTTCTTTAAAGGAAGAATCATGTGCCTTGGACTGCGGCTTAATACCTGTGCCAATACAATTAGACACAATGGAATCAACTGCACTAAATGCGACAGGATTATTAAGCACGATCTTACGTGACCGCCTACGTAGGATATCCAGTGAACTAAGCAGAAGACTATTAATAGAATCGCTGCTTGCCTGCCAATTTTTAAGGCGCTTGCCCTGACCAGCAGCATCCCAATTATTCATTACAAAAAAACGGCGCTTATTACTGGAAGGCTTCCTGTTTTTTGAAAAGAAACCCATTAATCCACACCTTTATTTGATATGATTTGTATCCTTGCCTTTGGCCTTTGGCCTGGAACATTAATGCCAGCCTTGATTTGATTGCGAAGGGCAATTAAATCATTTAACTGCACCTCCGCATATTTGACCATGTGGCCATCATGTGCTACCTGCACCACGCGCTCACCATTCTGCAGTTTGGTTATAGCGCTCTCTACTGCCTGTAAATCTGTGTCCGTATAAGCCATGTATTACCCCGACATGAAATTACTGCGTGAAACCCGCTGACGTTTTTTCTTAGATAAAGATTTGGAATTCTCTGTATCCACTTTGGCAGGAGTTGCTGAATTACTATTTTTAGTTAGTGATTCAGAAATTTTCCTCCACTTGGATTCCGGCCATTGATCCACACCAAGTGCAATCGCAGCAGCCCTGGCATAAATACGGCAGTCCAGCGCTTCATTACGTTCACGGGTTTTCTGCCATTGCCGCTTTGCATATCCCTTCACCATTCTGGTGACGAGTTGTTCGGCGGTTAGCTGCTTAAAATATTCAGGATCGTATTTTGGAAAATGGCAATACCCATTAGGGAAGCCGCCATTCTCATCGCATGTTAATTTCAAACAGTGGTAGAATTCCGATTTCAAAATGGAAACACCAACAGGCCATACTTTAGCACCCTTACGCAATCTCTTGCCCTGGGTGTTAAGGTCAACTCTGCTGGGACTGCCAAGTGGTACAATCGCACGTTCTACACCTTTAACTGCAATAGCCCTTTGAGCTTTACGAACCCAATTATATACTTCCTGGGTTGCGTAACCGGAATCTACTGCCGTCATAAGTATCGGCATTTCTATGCCGGATGTATGAGTGAAGCTGCCTTGTAATAATTCTGATAGTTCTTTCCAAACAGCGGCGCGTGCTGGGTCGCCATAGAATACTTTATATTCCACTGACCAGCTTTGCCTGTCTTTACCCCATGCAACAATTTCCACTTCTATACGGTCTTTCTGCACGTCGCTACCCGCAGTAAGAAACAATCCACCTTCAGGTACAATGCCGATTCTATAATCCTCGGCACGTTCAAATAATCTTTCCCAATCCGGCGCTTCGCCTTTATCAATCCACGGTTCGCCAAGTACAGTGTTTATCCATACTTTAAGAAGTTCCTCATTATCTTTGGCCACAAGGAAACGCTCCACCGCATCGTTCCAGCTAAACCAACCAACTGGTGAGTACAGGCTGGATAAATGGAAGCCTGCGGTTTTAGTAACCTCAGGATTTTTTGCACGCCACTCACCGCGTTCTAGCATCCAGTTTTTCTGGAAGTTCTTTATTCCATAACTGCAATGTTCACATTCGTAGCGGGTAGTAGCAGGATCGTTGTTATCAAATTTTATCTGCAGCCACCTGAGCACTTGATACTCATTACATTCAGGACAAGGCACCCAGAAATATCTCTGGTCTGAATTCTGGAAATCGAGTTCAATACGGCTTAAACCTTCAATAGTAGGTGTTGAAACCTTTAATATCTTGCGCCTTGCAAATGTACTGGTACGGCGTATAGCAAGGGATATCGGGTCACCTTCGCCGCTTACATCAAGCGGATACGCATCTATTTCATCCATGAACAAATAGCGCACAGGCATGGAACGCAAACCCACCGCGCTGTTAGCACCAGTAATTACAATAATACCGCCAGGAAATTCCTTGCTTTGAACGGTATTGCCTGAATCGCGTGAGCGTGGGTCTTTCACTTTACCATGAAGGCAAGGTGTATCGTTTATAAGTGGTGCAAGCCTTCCCTTGCTCCAGCGTTTTGCCATTTCAACAGTTGGCTGCACTACCAGCATAGGCCCTGGTGCCTGATCTATAACATAACCAATCCAATTGTTCCCGCACTCAGTTCCCCCTACCTGCGCCCCTTTCATGAACACGACCTCCTCAGTAGGGGAGGCAGGGGATAGGCAATCCATTATTTCTTTCAGGTATGGTGTACGCGAAGTACGGAACCTTCCTGGTTCTGCAGATGCTGTCTGTGACAACATCCTGTATTCATCCGACCATTCTGAAACTTTTAAAAATGGGTCAGGCCGCAAACCTGCTTTAATGCTCTGGTTATATGTAAAGTTTCCATTATCCATCTCTGCTCAGTTCTTCTAAAACAAGGCGGATTTCTTTTGTAAGGATTTCATGTATTTTGCGCTCATCACTTCCTGCGGATGCAATTACCGAAGAAACACGATCAGGGATATTGAGCATCCCATCCCTTATTATCCTTCCTGTATTGAAAGCTGCCTCCCTTACAGATTCGGCATTTACCAGTTCTTTGGTTTCCGTCTTAACCCTTGTTTCCAGCAGTTTTCCTTTTTCTACTTCATTTTTAAGCCTGGTTTTAAGGAGTAACGTAGAGAGGTTGCTGTCACTGTTGCCACTGCTACTGCTAATCACAGTGCGCTTTTCTTCTAAAGCCGGATTGCGTATTGCTTTAATTGCGCTGTTAGCCTGGTCGGGATTAATTTTTCCTTTAATTAATTTTATGGTTTTATTTTTAACCAGTTTATTTACATACTGCCTGGTGAAACCATTCTCTCTTGCCCATTCTGATTGTGAGATCAATTCCATTTTTTAAAGTCCCGCATAATCAAGGCGCTTGCAAATAATGTTCTATAATTCCATTGCCAATCAGTTCAGGAATTTGCGGTACCACTGCATTGCCAAGGGCAACCAGCCTTTGTTTTCTGGAACCACCCGCAGTCCATCCTTCGGGAAAGCCCATCAACCACTCCACCCAATCAGGATTTAATCTTTCATCTTTGAGTCGGGGGATGTTAGGTTCGATTCCCCATTGAATAATTCCTGTTGTGCTACGGAGCAAGCTAACCGCTTCTTGTGAAAGTATTTGGCCAGCTTCTTCAAATCGCCTGTGTCCTTGTAATCCCGCGCTGTCGGTGTTGGCCATTTCTGCATTCTGGCAGGATTTATTGTTCCTTCTATCATCGCCTCCGCCTCGGCTACAGTTAGCTCTCCTGCGTCCACTTTTTTGCGCAGCAGCTCTATCTGCCCCTGTGATGCCCACCTGCCTTGTGCAGTAGGCGTTGGCCAGAATTGCTTCGCCTCTTTGTAGTCTTTTTGTTGCTGTTTCTTTTGCAAATCCTGTTTCGTGTACGGAAAATCTTTCTCCTGCAGCAATGTTTCCGCCAGCGAGGGGGTGCGCAAGACATTCCTGCCATCCTTCCTCACCATTTTTTCTGGTGGACGTGCCTTGGTTACAGTTGCATCGTGCGCTGTTGGTGTGGGAAAAGTTTTTAATATCACCGCCGTTTCCAGACATGGCGTGTGCCGTTTTCTCTCCGCCGGGCAGTCTGTGGTTGCCCTTGCTGTTGGGGTAGGCAACAATCCACATCCTATCCCGTCTATGAGGAGCGCCAATGGCGGAAGCAGGAATACAATGCCACTCTGCATCATACCCGATCTCCCAGAGATCTTGCAGGACGGTAACAAGTCCGCGACTGCGAAGGTTTGCAACATTTTCGATGATTGCATAATCTGGCCGGAGTTCATTTATAAGCCTTTTGTATTCTTTCCACAGTCCTGATCGACTCCCTTCAATACCGCGCTGCTTTCCAGCGCAGGAAATATCCTGGCAGGGAAAACCACCAGCTATTACATTTATGCTGGCAACGCCGCTTCTACTGAGCAGCTCCTTATTCAGTATTTTTATATCAGTAAATATGCGAGTTTTTGGCCAGTGCTTTTCAAGGATACCCAGGCAGAACGGTTCAATTTCACAAAAGGCCACTGTCTCCATTCCGGCACGGTCCAACCCTAAGGAAAAACCGCCAATGCCGGAGAAAATATCCAGCACCTTTAAGGTGCTTTGCGTCATAGTTAAGCCACTGAGATTATTGCGTTATTGCGCTTAAATCAACTTGATTAACACCCACTTGCAAGCTATCATGGTACTTAGTAAGTAACAAAAATAAGAGGTAAAATTATGGTGTGTTTTTCCCCAACTAAAAAAGAAAAAGAACGCTTTGAAAAATTCACTATAGAGCTTGCTGAATTATCAAAAAAATATGGCATAGCAGTGAATGTAACAGGCGGTGTTTATGTTTATAAAAAACCTGAATATACAAAAAACATTACATATACTGACGATGCAAGTAGTGGTGATTTATATTTTAACCTTAATGACCAGGAGAGATAAAAGGATGCGTGACTTAGACTCAAGCTGCGGCAAACCCTTCGCCGGTGCTTTCGAGCACCGCTTCTTTTCCTGAATATTCCTGCCATCTTTTTACAATTACATCACAATATTTTGGGTCAAGTTCCACCAGCCTTGCTGACCTGCCTGTTTTTTCACAGGCAATAAGAGTGGAGCCAGAGCCACCAAACGGATCAAGAATAATATCACGGCCTTTGCTGCTGTTTTCAATTGCCCGCTGTACCAGCTCTACAGGTTTCATTGTGGGGTGCAGGTCGTTTACATTGAGGCGCTTGATAGGCCAGATATCACTCTGGTTCCTGTCGCCGCACCAATAATGTTTTTGTCCTTCAGGCCAGCCATAAAGTATTGGTTCGTACTGGCGCTGGTAATCGGCCTTACCCATAGTAAAATGGTTCTTTGACCAAATAATAAAAGTTGACCAATGCCCTCCAGCTTCTAAAAAAGCTTTATGCAGGCTATGCAATTCGGAAGAAGACATGCAAATGTATATCGCGCCTTTGCAAACTTTTATAAATCCCTGACAAGCTTTTAGTAAAAATCCGTAAAAATCTTCACCAAGGTTATCATTCATAATTTTGCGGCCAGACAGTTTGCCGGCATAATTTTTATTGCCATTTTTCCCGCGCAGGGAATCTTTCATGGTCTCGCCATAGTTTACGTTGTAAGGCGGGTCAGTAAAAACCATATCCACCAGAGAACCTGCCAATAATTTTTCTAATGTTTCCGGCAATGTGGAATCACCGCATATCAGGCGGTGGTCGCCCATTACCCAAACATCACCAGTTTTTGTAATCGGCTCTACTTCATCATTTACTAAAGGAGCGGCATCATCATCTGTTAAACCTTCCTGCGGTTCCATCTCAAGCAGGCGCTCAATCTCGTCAAGATCAAAGCCGGTTAAATCAAGGTCGAAATCCAAATGCTGTAAATCTTCAAGCTCAAGTTTTAAAAGTTCTTCGTCCCACTCTGCCCAGTTGGCAGACTGGTTTGCAAGCAGCCGGAATGCTTTTATTTGCGCGTCAGTTAAATCATCAGCCAACACAACTGGAACTGTTTTAAATCCAAGCTTCAGTGCCGCTTTTAAACGCAGGTGGCCATCAACTACCGTGCCATCACTTTTTGCAACAATAGGAATCCTGAAACCAAACTCCCTAATCGCCCCACACATCCTATCCACAACATCATCGTTTTTGCGGGGATTCCTGGCATAAGGCACAAGTTTGTCAACCTGCCAATCTTCAATGGTCAGTGAGTTTGTCATCTGGTTTACAATTTGGTTTACAAATGGTAGTTTGGTTTACACGT